CGGTTACATAGTCGAGGAGGAGAAGTATGACCTCTAGTTTGGATGTTCAAATCGGAGGAAATCACTATAAAGACCTTGCTATACAGCCTGTTGAATATATCCATGCGAATAAGATACCCTTCATTGAGGGGTGTATTATTAAGTATATAACACGCTGGAGGAGCAAGAATGGACTGGCGGATTTAGAAAAAGCCCGCCATTTCCTAAACATCTTGATGGAGTTAGAAGGAAAATGACAGTAAAATTTAATCCCACAGTCTATCGATGTAACGAATGCTATACAACATTTGTTTCCAAATATCCAGGTGATTATGTATCTTGTCAATGTGGTAAATGTGCTGTAGATGAAACTATAGGATACACACGACATATTGGTGGTGAACGAACAGTAGTAAAGGAAGAAACTAAATGAGCATCTTACTAACTACACTACTCTCGGCTCTGATTCCTGTTGGTGTTGAGGGACTCAAACAAGGACTGTCTGCTCTAACTGGTGGGGTGAAACCCACCACAGTAGCAGAACAGATACAACTAGATGAGCAGGATATTCGTCGTTTAGGGGCTGTTGCTGCCCTTGATAATCCCGGTGGTACCCCCAGCCAATGGGTAGTGGATCTGCGTGGCTCAGCACGTTACCTAGCTGCCTTCTGTGTCATTCTAGGTGGAGTTGGCATGGCCTTTTCCACAGTGGATGTAGCAATTAAAACAATCGGATTGGAAGGAGCAAACATTGCCTTTGGCTTTTTGTTCGGCCAGCGCATAGTAACTAATTATAAGAAATGAAAACATTACAAGAATACAAAGCCATGCTAAAAGAGCAAGATCAAGTGGAAATTATAGATCTTTTTGATATCACTACAGAAGATCTTCTTGATAGATTTGACGATAGGATTGAGGATTGGTATGACCAATTGGTTGAGGAAACAGACGACACCGAAGAAGATGACGTATAAGAAATCCTTTCGACAAAAAGATACTGAGCAGAAGAAAGGTAAAAAACCCTTTCGTCTAAGAAAGCAACTACAAGAAGAACAAAAAGAAGAAATCAAACAATATGCAGACAAAAAGATTTAAGACAACATTCGCGGAGAACATCTTTGGACAAAAGTACAAACAAGGTCAAAACGATACATGGGATGCTCTTGCAGACCGGCTTGTGGAGGATGTATGTGGCAGTCGATGGGGTGCAGATAGGCCCCTCATGGATGCAAATGAGCAGCACGCCCTGGCCGATCATATCAAACATATGCGTTTCATGCCCGGCGGACGGTATCTGTATTACGCTGGGAGGACAGCAAAGTTTTACAATAACTGCTATCTACTTCGAGCAGAAGAAGACACCAGAGAAGAATGGGCAAATGTAGCATGGCGTAGTATGAACTGTCTCACTACAGGAGGCGGCATTGGAATTGATTATTCGCGCTTGCGGCCAGAAGGTAAGCCTCTATCCAGGACAGGGGGAACAAGCTCAGGCCCTATCCCGCTTATGTCTGCAATTAATGAGATTGGGCGAAGTGTCATGCAAGGAGGATCACGGCGTTCTGCAATTTACGCCTCGCTCAACTGGCTGCACGAAGATATCCCAATGTTCCTCAAAGTAAAGGATTGGTCACAAACTATTCGAGATCTTAAAGCAAAAGATTTTAATCATCCTGCTATGCTAGACATGACAAACATCTCTATCAACTATGATAATAAGTGGTTGTATAATGCAGATAGAGCAAATCTAAATACATTCAAAGAGAATTGTCGGCAAGCAATGATGACAGGAGAACCTGGATTTAGTTTCAACTTTAACGAGAAAGAGAATGAAACCCTTCGTAACGCTTGTACAGAAGTTACATCTGAGGATGATTCTGACGTATGTAATCTGGGTTCAATCAATTTGGGTAACATATCGTCTCTGGCGGAATTTAAAGATGTTGTCACACTTGCTTCCAAATTCCTCGTCTGCGGGACATTACGGGCAGATTTGCCTTACGACAAGGTATATAAAGTTCGGGAAAAGAACCGTCGCCTTGGATTGGGTCTTATGGGAATCCATGAATGGCTCCTCAAGCGAGGAGGAGATTATACAGTCACGCCGGAGTTGCATGAATGGTTAAAGGTATATAGAGATGAATCTAAACGAGCAGCAGATGAACACTGTGAACATCTCTACATTTCTAAACCTGTCGCCTATCGAGCGATTGCTCCTACTGGAAGCATCGGTATTCTTGCTGGCACGACTACCGGTATCGAGCCTTTGTTCGCCGTCGCTTACAAAAGACGATATCTTACAGATGGTACGAAATGGAAATACGAGTATGTGGTCGATTCTACAGCAGATCTCCTCATTAAAGAATACGGTCTAGATCCCAACAAGATTGAAACTGCATATAAACTGAGTCATAACTATGAAAAAAGACTTGCCTTCCAAGCAGACATACAAGATTACGTTGACATGTCAATTAGTTCAACCATCAACCTTCCATCTTGGGGATCTAAAGACAATAATGAATCTCTCGTCACTACCTTTGCCCATACTCTTTCTAAGTACGCCCCGAGGTTACGTGGATTTACTTGCTATCCAGACGCAAGTAGAGGAGGTCAGCCCCTCACAGAAGTAGATTATGAAGAGGCGATGAAACACAAAGGTACCGTGTTTACTGAACATGATGTGTGTGACATCACAGGTCATGGTGGAAGTTGTGGTGTATAATAATAAGAAAGTCATATGTTCCTACAATTAGACTTCATTAGTGGTTTGATGTTTGGTGTTGAGTACCTATGGGATGACGGCATCCTTGTCATAGACCTAGGTATTGTACGAGTGTACATTGGCAGTATGAATAAAAAAGGAAAACAATAATAATATGAATGACTATCTCAGCAGTGTATTTGATGCACAAATGATCCGTGATTTTGACTTCTTTGTTCTAGCAAAGATGGTGGATCTACCACCAAACGCATAAGAAAAGAAAGCCCCAACTCTTGCGAGAAGGGGCTTTTTCTATTCTTGAAACTTAAATCTATTCAACAGGTTTCGTTCTTTGAGTCCTTTTGAGACGGCTCCTTGTTGGTTTACAATAGCAGCAATCTCTTGTGGAACAATACGCTTGAATCCAGCAGTCTTCAGTGATCCGACAATCTCTTGCTCAGATGCCCCTAGTTCTGCCATCTTCTGTACGTACTTACCCATATTCCCTGTTTCAACAGCAAGGATGGACATCTTATCCAACTTCTCTTTTCGGAGTTTCTCTGCCGCTGTTTGTTCCAACAGACGCAAGTCTGTCTTCTTTTGTTCAATGGTTTTGGTACCCATCAAACCAGCAGCAATATCCAGATTTGTACGAGGAGCATCAGCAACAGCCTGTGTTCCTATCGTCTTATTCTCTGTCTTCTCTCCAAAGGCACTTGTTAAGTTGTTACCTTGTAGTTCATTAGCGAGGTAAGAAAGATGCCCAGCAGGCATCAGAGCAGTCATCGCCTTCTTCTTTTCCCCTACAGTCATATCTCCAGTAAGACCCTTAGCAACACCTATAGCACCTCCTATAACAGAGGTAGCACCACTAACAACTGGAACAAGCTTATCAAAGGATTGCTGACCTGCAATTACTCCAGCAATAACAGTTGCGTACGTTTCGTTAGCTCGAACAGACACAGCTAAATCAATTCCAGACTGTCCCGACAACACCCGAAACTGTCTTGGTTATCGACTGCTCTCCGGCCGCCAAACGGTATTCAACACCGCCGCGCGTGAAGCAGTACAGGAAGAAAGGCCGCTTGCCCGACAGAAGTTGTGCGATCGCCTCGAAGCTCATTCCGTCACCTCGACAAGCGGAAGGCGCATCGAGCTATAGAAGCCCATCCGATGCGAAATCTCGATCACGTCACTGTCAAGCCTTACCCGACGGATCCGGCTGATCTTTGCGGCCGTGACAGAGCGACCAAGCGCCGCCATCGTAAGCCGATGATTCGCGCCCTCTGCTATCGCGGCAGTTACCACGCGCGGCGACCTGATCCCGTCGTCGATCATTATATGCGCTCCCACCAGCTCCGAAGCCGCGAAGGCAATCGCCTCGACAAGGATCGACGTATCAGCAGGACCGATCGGCGCGGCGAGCGTGAAATCCTTCTGCCAGTCCGCAAGCCAGAATGCACGATCGCGGCCTCTGAC